TCATAAGTCTTGATAGTCATTCGGCTCTGTGTAGTCCTCTTGCTCCTGTCGGTCTATGTCATTGCTGTCATTGAGGTATTTCAGCTCGTCAAGTATGTCCTCTTGTTGGTCGGAGATGTTTTGCAGTAGCTTTATTATGGTGTCTTGTCCTCTGTCCTGATGTGATTGTCTTATGGATATGTTGAAAACACAAATAATCAGGGCAATAACAATAACTATCCAAATTATATTCAACCCTATAATTATAGCCGTCGCTGTTTCAGCATTTTGAAATAATTCCTCTAGCATGATTACTCCTCTTTATCCTTATTAATTTTTATCATTATCTGTCCTATTTTCACAAGCGTTTCATTTTGCTGTTTCAATAGTTCCGCCTGTTCCTTATTCCTCTTAGTAATTTCGTTTACAGTTTTGCAAAGGTCAAGAAATTTGCAGATTAGATAAATAATAAGCAAAAAGATTAACGCATCTATGATAATTCGTCCTATAAGTATATATGCTAAAGTCTTATCTAAACCAAACATTTATTTCTCCTTAATTTTTATAACAGCACTATTGTTGTTTTGTTGTGTGATGTTGTATTTGCTATTGTTATGTAATCCGCCCTTATCATTGGTTAATCCTGCAATGTAATCTATACTAACATTATAATATTTTGCTAATGTTATAATTCTATCAAATGGTATTGGTCTTTTCCCTGCTTCATACTGTCCGTAGTACTGTTGTGTTGTTCCTATTATTTTTGCTACGTCTGCTTGATTTAGGTCTTTATCTTCTCGCAAATCTTTTAATCGTGGAAAATAGTAATTATTTATAATTTTATCACCTCTTTATTGGTTATTCTCACAAAATTATATCATATATGGTTTAAAAGTGTTGACATTAAATCATATATGATTTATAATGATATTGTTAAATCACATATGATTTAAAGTGATTAATTGAACATAAAGATAACTACGATTAAATCGGTGAATGACGACAGCCTGAAACGGAAAAGTCTCGAATGGTAGGTAGTAGCCGTGAACGTGAGCATAATAGGTAGCACTCTATGAAACTTTCTTAGAGTTTTGGCACTAAAGAAGCCACCGGGTGAGCATCTGTTTATCTTATGTTTATTATCGCAAATCATTTGATAATCGTAAGTGTCCCATGGAATTTTTTTAAATTAAATTTATTTGAGCAAAGCGAAAAGAAATTTAAGTTAAAAAAATAGGCAATGGAATTCATGAGCAAAGCGAATGAAGTCGCTTGCCGTTCCGCCCCAGCGCTAGCAGGGGCAAAAGGGACACGAAAAAGAAACACAAAGGAAAAGGCACGAGGAAAAGCCGAAAAACCTCAGAAAGGAAAAAAACATGAAAACAACTATTGTAGGTTGGACAAAAAAGAAAGCATTTAACGGAGTAATAGAGGGCAAGCAGATAAACAGCCCCGAAAAGGTAGTCTTTCAGCTTCTGCAGGAAGTTGATAACCCCGATTGTCACGGAAAAATGGTCGATACACTGAAAATACCGACCGAAAATGCAATCAGACTTAACGGAAATTCTGAGGATTTCAATAAACTTCTCGGCTGTGATGTAATGCTGAACTATCAGATATTCAACGGACGTTCTCAGCTTGTTGATATCACCGTAATCAATGCAGACGGAACACTTCACCGCAACACAAAATAATTAGCGGTGAAACCGCTGTTATAAAAAATTTAATAAGAAAGGAGTTTTGCTAATAATGGAAGCTGTAACAACAATGCTTAGTAATGCCGTTACTGTTTTTGGTTCTTGTTGGGACGCTATGACAAGCAACGTACCTATTGCAATTCTTGTAGGTCTGTCTCTTCTCGGCTCAGGTGCAGGACTTTTCGCAAAGTTCAGACACGCTGTATAAGCAAAACCATTTACATAAGCGGAGTAATTCAAATTGCTCCGCTTAATTTTTTTGAAAGGAAGTTGATAAATTGAGAAAAAAGATTAAGCAAGTGTTGTGTATGATCTCTGCACTTGTGGTGATGATATGTTGTGCCGTTCCTTCGTTTGCTGATGATGTTAGCAGTGGAGGTTTGTCTAGTAACGTTAATCGTGTGAAACGATTTTCACAAATGATTGACTATGCAAAAAATAACAATATTGATATTGAAAATTCTCATTATATTATGACATATTTTGAGGATAGTTCACAATATTATTGGTGGTATTACATTTTCTTTATTCCTGATGATTTTCTTGTTGACAATACATTAAATCTTACTCATGGTCAAATTGAAAAATATGGCTATGCGAGTTCTATTGCTGGACGTATTTCAGATTATGGTAATTCCGATTCAATGGATATTTCTTTTAATGACAATGTATCTATTTCTGGATATAAATTCTATTTTGATGATGATGAACAATCACATTCTTACCCTAATCACATATTTAAATCTAATATTAAAATAACTAACAACGGCCATGTTATAACACCTAATGACCCTAATGTTGTTCCTGCTCCGTTTACTGTTACATATAGTCCAGACTTGAAACTTAATCTTAAACGTAAAACTTCTGATTATGAAACAAAGTCTATAGATGTTACATTGACACTTAATCAAGATTATCTTGATTGGTATATAAGGCGCTATGCTGAAATGAAATTAAATGTTGAAGTTGGAAAACTTGATAGTGAAAGTATTGAAGCTATTCTTGGCACTAAAAATCTTGCAGAAGTTTTTGATTTAACTGGTTGCGGTAAGTCAAAGTGTATTTACTTTATTTCGTTGTCTGATCCCTCTAAACCTCTTAGAACTGTTACACAAAACAGTGTATATACATATCTATCTCATCAACGTTATAGTATTGTTGATAAAGATAATGGAGATATAGACGGCTCAACTAGTACGGCTGTTTATGCTAATGGTTTGTATCCGTACTTTACTGTAGATTTTAAAGAATTTTTCAAACATACAATGCAATCTGATATTGCTTCTGAAAATTGCTCTTACAAAAAATATCAGGCTGTTATAAAGAATTTGCCTACTTATCAGCTTTCTATACCTCTTGAAAATATAGATGCAGAAAAGTTTGAAGTTATATCCGTTCTTAATTCTATCCTTACTTGTGAAACTTTATTTCCTACGGAAAGCGGTCAATCTGTTTTTGATGGTAGCTTTAAATCAGCTTATAGTGTTGATAGAGGTCCTAATGGTGTTAACTTTAATAATATTGATTATATTAATGTTGATAAATGGGATACTGATGATACTGGTTATTTTGATTATTTTTCAAAATCTGATTGTTATTCTGTTTATACTGCTCAATTCAGCTTTGATAGTTATCCTAAATATGTTCCTCTTAAAGATGGCAAGGGCAATGATATTGATATGATTAAAACAAATCCTTTTGATTTTTCAAAAAGTCCTGTTGCTCCTGGTACTTATCAATCAGTAAATAAAGACGGTTCTTTATCAGAAGAACGCACACTTGAAGAACAGAAGAAGCATGATAAAGATAATACTTTCTCTAAAAATTTTGCTAGTGTTGATTATACTGACTTTTCATCTATTTTTTCAACCTCTAGTTCTTACTTTGAGTTTTTAACTGCTTCAATCCGTATTCTTCCAGATTGGTTTATTGCTACTTTTACAGCATGGTTTGTTACATTTCTCACACTTGCACTTATTAAGTATGTCATTCAATAAGGGGGTATATTATGCGTGTAGTTGCTATTCTTGTATCTGCTATATTGTTTTATCTTATCCCTGACGCTGTTCTTGAAACTATTTTTTCAACTGGCTTTACTGCCTGTCGTAACATTTCTCAGTATATTTTTAATGCTGTTTCTAATCTTATTAAATAAGGTGGTGTGTATGGATATTATTTATGCTTTCAAAGCTATCTTTTATAATTTAACTCTCTGTATGTCTTATACTTTTGATTTTGGCTCTTATACTTTTTCTCTTGGTTCTGTTATTGTCGGCAGTATGATTTTATCCTGTTCATCTGCTTTCATTATATATCTTTTAAAACGATAGGAGTAATTATAATGGTTAATATAATATGTTTTGTTCTTGCCGTATTGATGATTTTTTCACTTGTATGGCTCGTTAGGAGGTAGAATAATGCTTAACTTGGTTTTGTTTATACTCGCTGTCTGCTTTTTGGTTTGTACTATAAGCGGTGTTATAGGTTTCTTCACTGACCTTAGAAACTTTAAAGCTGAACATGAATTCAGCGGAAACAGAAAACAGCTTATTGAATATCTTATGTTCGGTGAAGATGTTGAAATAAAAGCCGTTCCTGCGGTTGAAACTAATGATAGTGAGGTGAGTGATGATGAAAGTACACATAGTGTTTGATGAAAACAATCCATTTTTTCAGCTTTTGAAGTTAATGGGCTGTGATCTTTCGCAAGAAGTCATGAATAGATATGACGCTTTGCTTCTCGGCATGGCTTTTATATTCGCTGTGGTTATGCTCTGTATCTTCTGCAAGTTTTTCTATAATGTGATGATACGCATGACACGTTGTGCAAGTGCTGTGTAGGTGATTTGTTATGATTATATTTGATTACATAAAACAAATACCGCCCTTTATTACTTATGAGGTGTATGACCACCTTTTCGGTGCATACTTCAATAATTCCGCTATCTTTCAAGGTTGGGGCATACACCTTTATACTGGTAAATTCGGCACTGGTAAAACGTCAACCCTCGCTCAGATAGCATATAACTATTGCGTGCGTTATCCTCAGTTGTCTATACTTACAAATATCAATCTTCAAAACTTCCCTGAGTGGACGAATATATACAAGCTTAATTCCGCACAAGATATCCTGCACGCTCCTAAAAATTGCATTGTGGTGATTGATGAGATAGGCACTATCTTCAATTCACGAGATTTTTCAGGTGGTAAAAGAGCCGTTCCTAAACCGCTTTTTCAGCACCTTTGTCAATGTAGAAAGCGCAAAATGATGATACTTGCTACAGTGCAACGCTTCAATCTGCTTGATAAGCAGATACGAGATATAACGGCTACAGTGTCAACGTGCCGTGCTACATTCCGTCACCCTTATACACGCCTTATTAAGGTCAAAACCTACGATATAGACGAGTATGAGGCATATACTGAGAATAAGTCATATATGCCGAAAAAGCTTTACAGCCGTTTGTATTTGCAGACTAATCAGAGCCGACAGCTTTATGATACTTCTCAGCTTGTAGATAATATGCTTGATAAGGAGTACATCAGCGACACGGAAATACTTGCCAATCGTGGAGTAGATGTTACAAGTGACATTATGCACGATAGAAAGACAAGCAGAAGTCTGCGAAAAAGGCGTGGCGTATAGCCACGAGCGACCGCAGGGGCGAGCGCTTGCGCCGCCCTGCGGTGCGTGTGGCTATTACTTGATATTAGCCACAAAAAGCACTCACCTAATAAATGGGAGTTGATATAAATGCCCCTAAAAACGTCCTCTAAAGAGGTCAAGTGCAATACAAAGATAAAGGAATATCGTGACGGCAGTTACACTATAACACGTTCTGACCGACACATTTTTAAAGACCCTGCATTTGAGTATCACTGCAAGCATGAGCATAGTATTGACGAACGTTCAAGACAAGAGCAACTTAAAACGGCTCGTGAAAATTACATATGTTATTTTGAGTATGAGGACGAAAACGGAAACATAATGCTTGATATGCTTGATACTCGTAAGTTTAAAGATAAGCAGTCACAATGCGGTGAAGTTCGTTCCGATAGTGTTCAAAGAGCAAAGCAAAGTATCTTTGATATAGTTTATCAAAATGATTGGAAATACTTCCTTACTATTACCTTTAATGGTGATAACCTTGACCGTACAAACCCTAAAGAAGTCATAAAGCCTTTGAAAAAATGGCTTGAAAATGCAGTTAGTAGAAAAGGGCTTAAATATATCTTAGTTCCTGAGTATCACAAAAAAGGCGGTATACATTGCCACGCTCTTATAAACGATTGTGACTTTAAGTTCGTTGATAGTGGTACACGTCTTGTTAAGGGTCATGACAAGCCCCTTAAAATAGATACTATAAAGCGCCTGCATATATGTGATAAGCTCGGCTGTGATATATCTGATTTGCCTGTTGTATATAACGTGTCTGATTGGCGCTATGGTTTCTCAACAGCTATTCAGACTTACGGACAGATGTCTAATCTAGCTTTTTACGTCACAAAGTACATAACTAAGGACGTAAAGAAAATTTTCGGTAAATTCTTCTGGAGTAGCAAGAACATTGTCCGTAAAACTAAAGAGATCTTTTGCAATTCAGACTTTAAAGACGATTTGCCGATAGTTTCTCCCCCTCGTGCTAATGTCTGTTATCAGTATGAAAGTAGTTTCACCTTTTCAAGTCAAGTCGAAAAGAACTGCAATGATATACTTCAATATCTTAAAGAGAATGGAAATGATGATGTCCTATGATTTTTAAAGAATGGTTTGAGATGTTCTATAACGCATACTGCGTTGATGTGATAGCCTATGACTGCTATAAGGACTATTACTATATAAATCAAAAACACTTCGGTTATATAGCCGATATGGAGCTTACAGATGTCAAGCCTATTGATATTCAGAATTGTTTAAAATCTACGCTTACATACAGCAACGAACGTCAACGTCGTGCATACTTTCTGTTAAAACGTGTATTCCGTGAAGCTATAGTTAATGGTTATTGTGACAAAAACCCTTGCGACTATGTTAAACCTCCAAAACGTATAAAAAAAGAAGCTGAATATTTCAGCCCTGATAATCTTGTACATCTTTTTGATGATGATAGCAGCGTTTGCAGAATGTTTCAGCTTGACTTGTGGACAGGTCTCCGCCGTGGTGAACTTCTCGCCCTTAGTTGGGATAATATAGACCTTGATAACAGGTATCTTAAGGTTTGTCAGACACTCGTACATACTTCATGCGGTGATAGGATTGTACAGACCACAAAATCACGCCGTGATAGGCTTATCCCTTTGCATAGTAATGCAATAGCTATTCTTCATCAGATACGCTCTCAGGACGTCTCAGACGGCTTTCTGTTCGTTTCACCTATAACGCATACAGTTATATCCCTTAGACGTTATAACAGGCTCTACAGAGCGTTCTATGAGCAACAGAAAATAAAGTACCCTGATTTACAGTATCTCACTCCGCACAAGCTTAGACATAGCTATGCAACGTATCTTATTCAGTGCGGTGCAGATATCGAAACCCTCAGAGCATTGCTCGGACACGTTGATATAACAACTACCCAGCGTTATGTACATAGCAATTTCAACCAAATGTGCAAAGCTGTGAATAATCTCAAATTTGAATAATAAAGGAGTTTTTAAAATGAAAGAGTTTAATTTTTGGTGTAAAGAAAATACCGACCATGGCGAATGTGCCAATAAGGTATGTGATTATGATAAATGTTGCTGTTATGCCCACTGTGAGGAATGTATATTTTATCTTACAGATTCTCCTGCTTGTGAGAATTGCTCTGTACCTTGTTATGATGATTAATATTTACTTGTGTATGTTTTTTGCTTCTTTTTTTCGTTCAAAAGCATTCGGGTGGTAAAGTCGAACTCGCTGTGGGCAGAACTTTTGAACGAATGGGCTTCCAGTTCGACATATGCAAAAGCAGGAAGAAGATTAATCTTCTTCCTGCATATCTTTTTCGAGTAGTTCAACTATTAGTGCATTCAGGCTCTTGCCCTTGCGTTCCGCGAATATTAACAGTTCTAGGGGTTGACTGTTTCAGCCCCACCCCATTAATTAAATTTGAAAGGATTGATTTATATGGAAAAACTTGAAACTATTGATAATTATTATATTCTTGCTTTTGCGTATCGTGTTTACGATGCAAAATGGGTAAAGGAAGGTCTTATTTTAGAGAATAACCCTTATGATGTCACTGCACAAGAAAATGAAGAAAAACTAAGTAGGATATGCTTTCAGCTTATGTATGCAATGAATTCATATTATGAAAAAGGTATGATTAATCTTACTGCTATATCCGAATATGATATTTATCAAGCCGCTTATAGTTATACCCTTGATTTACTCGAAAAAAATCAATCGAATTTAATTTGGTCTAAGTCTGCTCTTGAAAAATTCGCGTTTGAATTACATAAAAAAATTATAGCGCTTGAAAATCTTTAGCACTATTCAACTAAAAAACGGCTCTCCCCACAAAGTGGAAAGCCGTTTTGATATATTGGTCGGAGTGACCTGATTTGAACAGGCGACCTCTACCACCCCAAGGTAGCGCGCTACCAATCTGCGCCACACCCCGATATCGTATATATTATACCCGATTTGGATACAATAGTCAAGAGTTTTCAATCAAAATAAAAAAATTGCAAAAAAGGTATTGACATTCACATTCATTTGTGATATAATAAATAAGCACTCAAGAGAGAGCACAAAAAATATCGCGGGATGGAGCAGTTCGGTAGCTCGTCGGGCTCATAACCCGAAGGTCGTTGGTTCAAATCCAGCTCCCGCAACCAATAGTTCCCACGACCGAAGTTAATGTACTTTGTATGTTAATTTCGGTCGTGTTTTTTATATCTATACGAGAAATGAGCAGGCGTATAGCTTTATCGTCTGGGCTGTCATGCAGAGCCTTGAGCCAAAGAGAAATCTGATCTGTAGTGTAGTCCTTTGGCATTTCCGTCTTCTTCAATGCCTCTATCTCAGAACGGAGCTGGTTCATCTTCGCACCGATATCCTCGATAACATCAGCTGGGAGGACACCACTTGACATGTTGGTCATCAAGGTGTCATACTGCTTCTGCTTCTCCGATATCTTAGATGCAACTATCTTTTTGAAATCAGCGGCTCTCTCAGGCTCTCCGCACTTGTACTTTCGCATAGCAGTAGCAATAGCCTTTTGATTTTCTTCGTTGAGCAGGGTGCGAAGATATGTCTTAGCGGCGTCATCAACGATATCCATAGATATCATAGGTGCACCGCACTTCTTTGAACAACGATAGTAGTGATATACGTGTCCTTTCTTCGTTGATATGTGTGCGTGCATTTTCGCACCGCATGAGCAGTAGACTAACCCACTGCATAGATATGATGTCTTTGGTCCACTCTGTTTTCTGCTATCCATAATCTTCTGCACCTCGTCAAATGTTGCCTTGTCGATTATCATCGGCAAGGCATTTTCTATTCTTATAGCATTAGGCTTAGACCTGCGCTTGGATCTATCCTTTTCCTCGTCAACGCAGTATATATATGTTCCTGTGTATTTCTCGTTTCGTAGTATCTCATATACCGCAGAATACTTCAAGGGCTTTCCACGCTTGCCCACAATGCCCACTGCCGCCATTTCTGCGATAATGTCCTTAGTTCCCTCGTGATTTTTCACCGCCGCAAAGATCTTGCGGACATATTCCGCCTCATAGGGGTTTATGACGTACTTTTGATTAACAATGTCATATCCGAACGGCGGATAGCCGCCATTGTGAAGACCTTTCAGGGCTATTTCACGTTCTCCCTTTTTCGTTTCATTTGCAAGGTTATCTATATAGTATTCTGACATAGACCACATCAGCGCACGCATTATCTTGCTCTCCGGGCCGAAGCCGAAGTCCTGACCAACGGCTATCAGTGTAATACCCATTTTCTGCAGGCGAGCGTCAAGATTAACGTGTTCGCCCAGTGATCTAGCCACACGATCGTATTTGTGAATAAGAATAGTATCGAAAGTACCCTTATTGCAATCTCTCAACATTTTTTGATACTGCGCACGGCTTGCCGTCATTGACCCCTTGCCGCTGATAGCCTCGTCTGCATATACGGCTACGATATTATATCCCTTAGTGGCGGCGTACTGCCTGCACGCCCTGAGCTGGGCTTCAATGCTATCCTCAGACTGCTTGTCCGACGAGTATCTTGCATATATAACTGCATTGCTCATAGTGACATCTCCCTAACGTTATTTCGGACGAACCGTGTCGGCAATCGCTAGAAAATCTTTGGTACTATCTTCATAATCAGGATCTAGCATGAGAACATAGAAGTAACCATTTATATCAGCCACAGCCGCCGTATTGAAAGAAGTTGAAAGGTAAACCTCACAATCGGAAAGCCCGTTAACGAATGAATACACTTCACCATCCTGCGCCATATAGTCATTCAGAAAGTCCTCGGTGCTTATATAGCCTGGCTTCTCTGTCTTTATAATTGAAAAGCCATACCCATTTGTGACTACTGCCCATGAAGTATAGTGTTCTGTTGATTTTAGCTTCTGCTGCTGGTAATCTCCTTCTATGGTAAGGCTCAAATCGTCAAAAGTGAGTACGTTCTCAGCAGGTTTTGCAGCTGTTGTCGTTGTAGTTTCCGTAGTTGTCGTAGTTGTTGTAGTTTCTGCCGTGGTAGTAGTGGTTTCAGTAGCAGATGCCTCAGTCGTAACAGCAGGCGTTGTTGAAGTTGATGAAACGTCACTGCCCGACTCTGAGCAGCTTGTCATCATCAACAGGGTTGATATTACGGCGGTTAAAATAACAGTTTTCTTCATTTTTGTTACTCCTTTATAAAAAAATAAGCACCTCAAAAGTTGGGCTATTCTTTTTCCGAAATTCGTATGGTATTAAATAAATATAGGAGGTGCATTCTATATTTATGAATACTAAAAATTATAAAATCGAATTAAAAAAGATTATGCACGAAAAGCACATCAACGGAAAACAGCTTGCAGAGCTTGCCGAGATAAGTGAGGGGGAAATAAGCAAGATATTGACCGGCAAAGCCAACCCCACAATTGAAGTTATTGCACGTTTGGTTATTGTGCTCAAATGCGAGCTGCAAGATTTGGTAAAAATACTGAAATAAATTTATTATAGTAAATTTTGCTGAATTTTTTGTCGAAATATGTTATAACCACAATAAGGGGATTTAAACATATTTTTTCAAAAAATGAAAAAGAAAGGGGTGAGCAGCATGACCGACGCTGAGCGTAAGGAGCTGCAGGACCAGTTGGCAGAAATGATTTATTCACTTCTGTTTGAAAACAAGTCCGACGAATAGGGTATCTGCCTACATACGGGCAGGCGAATAAGCACTTCACGTTTTGTGGAGTGCTTATTTTTTTATTTTTCTTTCCTTTTGGAAGTTTTCCATTTTAAAAACTCCAAATAATCATAAAGATTAGTTAAGTCTTCATCGGAAAGATCGTCAAGAAAAAGGCGAATGTTTTCGATTATTTCGTCTTTTTTCTTTGAGTTCTCGGTAACATTTACCGAGTCCTGATAGAGGTAGTTTGGATCAACTGATAGGACTTTAAAAATATTTAACAGAACATCTTCTTTAGGGCTTGACGTTCCATTCTCATAATTGCATATTGCCGATTTTGTAACGCCAAGCTTGTCAGCTAATTGCTTTTGTGTCATTCCAAGTTGTTCTCTTTTTTCCTTTATTCGTGACCCTAGACTCATATGTTTCCCTCCCTTCTATACTTATATTCTACCACAATAATACAAGTATGTCAAGATAAAAGTACAAGAAATTTGATATTAATATCAAGAATTGTGTACAAATTTTAATGCGAATATTTGTACACTTTTGTACAAGAAACTTGTACAAAACATCTTGACAGTTCAAGAAACTTGTGCTAGAATATATGTAAAGTACAAGAAACTTTAACTAATCCATGAAAGGAGATGTCCATTATGACAAATAAGGCTAAGAAATCAATCGTAGCAGAACAGCTTAAGAAGATCATTGATGACAGAGGTCTTAAGCAGAAGAAAGTTGCCGAAATCCTCGGCTACGACTACAGAACATTCAACAATATGCTGAATGGCTATAAGATGATAACAACTGATGATGTGATTATCATTGCTACGAAGCTTGGTGTTGAGCCTAATCAGCTTTATGGCTGGTCAGCATAATAACGTTTTGTTGACTTCAACAAAATGATAAAAAGGGGTGATACCAATGTCAAAATCAACAGACCATGAGTTCAATGAGATAGTATATGACAGTGTTCTTCCTGAGATTGCAAGAGCTTTTTGCTCTTTAAAAAAAGAAGTCTCAGGAAATAAACTCGTGAATGAGCTATCTCCTGAGGAAAATGAGATTATAAAAATCAAAAGCAAAATGTTGAACAAAGTCATAACAGACTTTATTCAGAAACAGCTATGATCAAGGCGTGAACTGATTCACAACATATATTTCAGCAAGTTTCTTGACCAATTCAAAAGTCATTGCTTTGGCTTTTGTCTTAACAGTGTTCCACAGCTTAGAATCTCGAATGCTGTCGAGATACTGATGACCCTCATATGTGATACTGCTGTAGACAATAGTTATAATCTTGCTGTCTGTCCCTACTGGTTTTGCTTCGATATACTTGGCTTCCCAGAGCTTCGTTGAGGCATACGCAATATCGGCTCGTGAGAAGTCTGGCATTTTCTCACAGACCTGCTTAAGATTTAAGCTTGGGTATGACAAGCTATCGTCCATGACTAGGTTTTCTTCAAGAGTTAGCAAAAGTTCACGAACACAATCATAGTTTAGTTTCATAGTTATCCCCCCTTTCTGATATATTTCAAATTTATTATATCATACAGGGTGGGAGCATTCAAGTTAAAAAAGGAGAATAAAAGTGACAAACCATAAGATAAAAGACTATCATAAGAACCGCCTTGCATTTGAGGTCATAGTCAAGAACTATGAACTGCTCTGCTCCCTGCTGATAGTGCTGAATAAGGAGTATCCTAAGACGTTCTATCCTAAGAAATGTCGCCAATGGATAGATGATTTTGCAGACAACTGCAAAATTGCCAACGAGTGGGACAAGGACGGTGTATATGCCTATAAAATGCAGCGGGCGTGCGAGAATAGCGGCATAGATCTGAACATGGTAGTAACGTTCGTTGAACGGAATTGCAAAGAGTTCAATCCCCAGAACAGGGCTATTCTGGCGGACAACATCAAGCTGGCGCTGGTGCAGACCGCCACAGAGTATGGCGTGGGCGGCAAGCGTATGAAAGCCATTCAGAATGCCATGTTGGAAACTTTCATTGACAATCCTAGGGAGCAGGTCAAGGCGCTGGGTATAGATGATTACATCGAAGAATGCACAGTGGGTCAGGTCGATATCCGCAAGTTCAGAGTCAAAGACAAGGTCAGGACTACCCTGCAGGAGCAGAAAGAAGCCTTAGCAGGCTTGGAAGCGTTCCGGCGCTGGTCAGCTGAGAATGTAAAAAAAGAGGGGCAGTAAAGTGAAAGAAACGATTGATATTCCCGTAAGCGTTACATATCGCATAGAGGACGGCAAGATCATAGAAACACGCCGCAAGGTCAAGAAGATACCGGCTGACGTTATCGCAAGCATTCTTTACCGCCATTTCAAACAGAAAGAGAGGAATAAGAAGTGCTGCACATCATGAAGATAGACGCCATTATCGGCGAAAGAACAAACGCTGAGATAGAAAGAGCCATTGGTAAGGCTCAGCTTGTCGGTGACAAGCTATGGCATGGAGATCTGAGCAAAGAAGACCTCCTGAGCTACTACGTGGCGCAGACCATAGAGAAGCATTTGGTGGCTGATATCGAGGAGCGTATCAAAGAGTTGGAGGGTGATGGAGATGTACGCAAAGAGTGATACCCGCAGTTCACTGATATCGCAAGCCGTCATCAGAATAGCAACGGATATGGGGATTGAAAGCTATGTCCGAGAGATACGCCACGGCTATTCTATATGTGCCGGCGAATTCGTCATCGTTGACATGGCGGACAATACCAGCGTTAAGATGATAATATCAGATTATAACGGTTATTATCAGCAAATCAAAAAGAATCTGAGAAAATGGAGGAAAAACTATGACAAAAAAAGACGTAGTCCTTGCACTCAATGAAGATGTCAAGGCGGTTGACTACCTGACAATGAGAGAGCAGAGAGACAAGCATAACAAGCTCGTTACCCGTCGAAAGCGTGAAGATCGCAGAGAGTGCTTCGCAATGGCCTTGCTGACTATCTTCTTTGCTTTCATGATAATAGTAGTAATGCTCGGTCTTGGGCAGGTATGGGAGATGATTTACTAATGTATGATTTCAACAACACTGTCAAGCTTAACCGCATAGGTGGTGAATATGTCATCACTGTGGACGGAAAGCCGTTGGAAACGTCACTCAGCTCTAATCAGCGCCGTAATCCTCTTATAGCTGTCAGCAGATATGCGTCAGCAATAGACGAATACCTCAGAGGGAACGTCAAGAAGTATCTTGCTGAAAACGAGCTGAACGTAGTCACGGGCTGTAATGTCTGCATGGAGTGTACAGACTGCAAGTTCTATCACCTCAATGACGCTGAGAGCAACTGCCGCCTAGGTGACAACAATGAGTAAGACAGTATACGTCGATAATACTATCTATCGAAAAGAATCTAAGCAGTTTCCTAACGTCAAGTATCGTTTCAACCTTGCCAACGTCGTGATACATAGTATGTATACCATGTATCTTAAGAGCCGTGGCATACCGAAGACCATAGGGCTTACAGACAAGCAGCGTTTTGATTTTGAAAAACGCATTCAATCTCTTATCGACAACGGGTCTATCGTAGTGACAGAAGTCGAAGCAGGAACGAAAGGAAAATGAAAATGAGTACCATAGGAATAATACTGTTATCCATAGCGACGCTTATCGTTGTGGATATCGTGATGTACATAGTACTTGGTGCCATTGAAAAGCACTGGGAGAAAAAGTTTAAGGAGGATAAAGATGACGAGAGATGAAATAATTCTTGCAGCAAAATGCTGCATAGCAGACAACTGTGGAGCTTGTCCGTTTATAAATAGAGGTAATTGCATTACTGATTTTATGAAGAATGTTCTTGAATGCATAAAAAACGAGCCTGTGCTGTCTGCCAACAGTACAAGCTCGGAGGTATCTGTAAAAGAAGATACCGATAACATACACCTTAATGATAACACCAAAAGGCATATTTGTCAAGCATATAATACCGCTGACGAAGCCTGCGCAAATATGCTCACTATCTACGAAGGAATGTCGGAATGTGAGCAGAGAGCCTTTGATATAGGCGAGGTGTACGGAAAAATATACAGCACGAGGGATAAGCTTGAAACTTCCCTAAAGGAGCTCACAAAGGAGGGGGAGCGTAAATGCCGGTAATAACAGACGTTGACCTGTTATGCTATAATGCTGAACTTGCAGGCGCCAGAAAGCGACTGAATTACAAATCGCCCCTGCCAAGGCATAACGTAGGCCCATGTGTTTTCAACAACAGCATAAGGCAAGAGTGCATGGCATTAATCGAGAAGCCAACACAAGAAACCTGCACACGCTGCAAGTTTTTCAAAGACAGAACGGAGGATTATAATGCAGATGAATTCAAATAATCAAAAACCAATATTTGATTGGAGAAATTTTAAGTATGAGAACATAGCTGTTCACGTCAAGACTCAGGAAGAATACGATAACTTTATGAAAGAATGCAAGGCGCAGGGGTTTGCATGGTGCACTGGCAAAGAAGCTGATATGCCCAATCTTTGGCCAGACTGCGCATATGATATGTGCATAATATATGACAATAGTGGGCTTGTAAAAAAGGGACTGCATTATCAAAGACTTGGCTTCTGGAAGGACACGGGATATAGAATAGAAGAATTCGCAAATTTCTATTTTCCAAAAGATTACCAGCCGCTTAATTCAAACAGCAATATCCCAGAAGAACAGATAGAATTCTTGGAAAAGCCAACAACGCACACCTTGAAGCTGGAAGAATGCTTCTGTGAAGCAGTTGTCACAGGTAAAAAGTGTTTTGAAATTCGTAAAAATGACAGATGCTTTCAGCCCGGAGACACGATTGAGTTCATTCCAGTTAGTAACGGACATGCTGCCATTAATGTAATATCAAACCACAGATATAGGATAACATATGTCCTAAGTGGTTGGGGGTTGAAGAATGGATATGTTGCATTCGGAATAGAGGAGGTAAAGAGATATGACTAGCTACAGAGAGCAGGCGTTGAAGAAACTCATAAACGAACGAGAGGGCGTTAAGCTTAGCGGTGGAGCATCTGCGAACACAGTGCTGTGTACTATCATTCAGCCTGTCATTGACGCACTTGAAAGCTTCGTCAAGCAGGACGAGGAGTTCGCACAGGCGGTCGCTCAGGGCGGCACACTTCAGAAGTGTTTTGAAGCAGTTTACAAAGCAATTAAGGATAGCAACTTTGCACTATCAGACTTTAAGACTTATGAGACCGCAGCAGGCTTTTTCTTTCCCGGCTGTAAGATACGTTATCACATGGATATAGACCTCTGCGGTAGTGTCAACAAGGAAGCGCCTGAGCAGAAGCGCAAGTCGATCACAGTTTCTTTTGATGACCTTTTCTGAGAGGTGATTGAAAGTGTGGATAAACAATAACAAAGAGCAGTCGCTAGTATATAAGCCTATATTCACAGACTGTCTCACCCATGCCCAGAAAGAAGACGTTGAGGGCTTCCCGCCCCTCAACGTTGACGATTGTGCCGAGATTAATCGTCACTTTACGCCCTATATCTTTTACCGCAGGACTAGCCAATGGCGCTATACCTGTTTCTGTACGTCCTGCAATCACGAATTTAAGGTCAATAGTAATGATTATGGTGATATATACCACACTGATGATAATATCATCAGGCATAACTATTTGGGTACCTGCCCATGTTGCGGTGTGAAAGCCAAATATAAAGCGGCAGGATATAAGCAAGTTCAATTAAATGAAGTAGTTGATTTCGTCATATATAAAGCCGTTGAAGAAGTGGTATATATATATGCGGCGACGATTCATAAAGACTATAACGAATACGGAACGGAGGACTTCGACAGGAGCCCCAATCTTTGGGTCGATTTTCAAAAGCTTTACGTCCTGCGAAAAGGCAGTGCGGAGGTTTATCATTCGCATGCCTCATTCCGTCGAAACGGCTGGTGTTATATGATAGAGCCTATGAAGAGGAAAATGTGCAGTACATTCAATAACGGATTCGCTGAGCACAGACAAGTATACCTATATAAGAATATAATTAAGGACACTTTCTTAAAGTATTCAGGTTTTGATTGCTACTGCTGCCGCCATTATATAAGAGAGTATGACCAAGAACGTTATTATACCGCATACGCTATGTATCCGATACTTGAAATGGCGGTTAAAATGAACTGCGACACCATGGTGCAGGATCTGCTTTGGCACAACAAGAAGAATTATAAGATATTAAATTGGAACGCAACATCGCCGAAAAAATTCTTCAAGCATCTAACGCTGAATGAAGTGAAAGCATTTCTTGAAAATCACACGCCGGCAAGAGTTATAGAGGTGTATCAGGACTTCAAGCGCAAAGGTAAGAAGAAAGACATTTTCTACTGCCGAATGTACAGCTATATTACTGATTACTGCACTAGCATTAAAAAAGCGGGCGTTGACTCTGAGCAGGTGCTCGAATACCTCAAGCACATCATGAAACACGCTTCAGAGGAAGATCGTTGCCAAGACGATCACGCTGAATTAAGTCGTCTTGTGCGACTGTATGATGACTATGCTAACATAGGGCTGAAAATCGGATATGATTTTTCATTAAAAAACATATCATTTCCGAGAGACCTGAATGAAGCGCATGATAATGCAGTTGAGAACTTCAACTTCATGGAAGTTGAACGCAAGAGAAAAGAAGCCGCCGAGCGTGAGGAAGCCTATAAGCCCAGATACAAGAAGCTTTGCAAAAAATATAAGGGCTATAGCTATCCAGGCATTCAACTGGTCGTGCCAAAGAATGCCGAAAGCATTATCAAAGAGGGAAAGGACTTGCAAATATGCGTCGGCGGCTATGCTTCAAGGCATTGCAACGGCACCACGACAATTCTATTCATCAGAAAACCATCTGACCTTGATAAGTCATGGTTTACGATTGAAATAGACAATGCTGACCATATCGTGCAATGCCACGGATTTAAGAATGAACAAGCCAAAGACCCCTTAACGGGCAAGAAGCTTGAAAAGCCTGAAATAATCAAGGCGTTTGAAGTCAACTTCCAAGAGTGGCTGAATAGTCAGAAGAAGCAGAATAAAAGGAAAAAAGCAAGCTAGGAGGAAACGCAATGGAAAACACAGAAATTACAGTATCTATGAAAACAGCTATGGTAGAACACCAGCACATATGCGAATGCTACAGGACAGCCGCAACGGCTATCGTAGAAATGGGCAGGTCACTGAAGAATATCAGAGATTATAAGCTCTACACAGCACTTGGCTATGAGTCTTTCAAGAATTATCTTGAAAGCAATGGTGATTACACGTTCAAAGAACGTCAGGCGTATACCTATATCAAACTCTATGAGGACAACAGTACAAAGTTTCTAGAAGAACACGCAAGTATAGGTGTAACAAAGCTGGAGCTTCTCTCCAAGCTTCCGGAGTACGAACGTGAAGAATTCGCTGACACACATGACCTTGGTGGAATGACAGTTGAAGAAGTCAAGAAGCTAATCAAAGAAAAGCAGGCATTAGGCGAGCAGCTGACATTCCTCGAGGAGGAGAAGAAGGAGCAGACAGAAAGCGCCGAATCTCTCAGAGCTGAGCTTGAAGAACTGAGAGAAAAGCTTAAGCAGGCCGAGGACAAGCCTATCGAGGTAGTTAAGAGAGACCTCGACGAAGAAGAGATTGACAAGATAAGGCTGTCTATCCGTCAGGAACTTCATGCCGAACATATGAAAGAGCTGAATTCGCTGAAGAAGTCAAGCCGTGAAGCCGTGAATGCGGCAGAAGCTGAAAAAAATAATGCCCTTAAGAAAGCACAGACAGAGCGTGACAATGCAGTTAAGGAAGCCGTCGCTAAGTATGAAATCGCCCTCAGTAAAGCTAAGGCTGAGGCAGAAGAAGCGGACCATGCCAAGGCAGAGTTGGAAAAGAAATTGAAGTCAGGCAATGCAGACGAAGCAAGGGTTGCGCTGAAGATCATCTTTGAAAACGTTCAGAAAGGGCTTACGGAATTCATTGAAAAAATCAATGATATTGAAGAACCACAAACCAAGGAAAAGTTCATTACTGTCACAAGCAAGTGGCTCAGACAGGCGGCTGATGACCTTGAGGGGTGAGCTGAATGACCAGAGAATTGAAATGAAGAAGAACACCACCTATGAGGAAAGAAAAGCTAATGGAATATGCCCATATTGCGGGCGAGAAAAAGCTGTTCCTGGATATATTATGTGCGAGAAATGTAGAGAACAGAACAAGGAAAGATGTAAGAAACGCTATGAACGAGCGAAAGATAAAGGGCTATGCACACGTTGTTACAAGAAGCCATCAATTGAGGGTCAAACAATGTGCAGAGAATGTCTTGCGAAAATGCTAGCGAAAGACAAAGAAAAGCGATATGGCGGAGTATGCGATATGGATTGTTTCAATTGCAAATATGATGACTGCATTAATGACAATGTGCCAGAATGCTATGCTGATTTGCCCTTTGAGGAAAAGGAAAAGATCCGAAAACGCAATCGAGCCCGATATCACGAACTTAAAGAGAGGGGAATTTGTGTAAAATGCGGAAAGCTGCCAGCAAAAGAAGGAATCACTCTTTGTGAAAGTTGCGCACACAAGAGAAGTAAGAGGGAGAAAAGGAAAAGGGCAGAAAATCAGCAGATCAGCAAGCGGGATTTATGGCGTGAACAAAGAAAATGTTATTTCTGCGGAGGAGAATGTGTGCAAGGCCAGAAGGTGTGCACGAAACACTATGAAATGCTCAAAGCTATGGCAATGCATATGCGTGAAAGCGAAAGGAGCAAGATCGCAAGAGAACGGTTGAAAAAAGTATACTTTGCGGGAAGACAACAATAGAATTGTGAAAGGAGAAATCACTATGGAACACAAGTGTAAGTTCTGCGGAAGGAAGATAGGAACCGCACATTATATCCACAAAAAGGATTGTACGTGCGGGCTTTGTACAAAGTACTGTATGAGCGAATGTCAACTCTCAAAGAATGGCTTGTTGAGCTGGCATAAAGAGCCGTGCGTATCTTGTGAGAGAAACCCATATCGTAAGAACTATAAATGGAACGGAAAGGAATGGACAAAAGATGATTGATATTGACGGTTTCAAGGAATATCTTTACGAAGAGGAGCTTGCGCCGAACACAATAGCAACATATGTCAAAGGCGTAGAAAAATATGCTGAAAGGTTCGACACCATAACGAAGCCGAATTTAATTGAATTCAAACGCTATCTGGTCGAGAATTACAAGCCGCAAACTGTAAATCTCCGAATAACTGCCTTACTCACCTACTGCAAGTATAAAGGAATAGAAATGAAGTTGAAACAGGTTAAGTTAGCTAAGAAAACAAGCATTGACAATGTCATTTCACTTGACCAATACAACCGACTGATAGATGGACTTAAAAGAGACGATAATATGCGGTGGTATATTACTATCGTTGTCTTAGCAAGAACAGGAATGAGGATATCGGAAGCTTTAAAAATACGCAAGAGCGATATTATCAATGGGAAAGTGACCTTAAATGCTAAGGCACATATGAGAACAATATTTTTCCCAAAAACGCTAACAGATGAGATACTTCCCTATCTTAGCAATGTTTCTGATGATGATTTCGTTCTGCAGAATCACAATGGTCAGCCTATAACATCACGAGGGGTCTCTGGTGAACTCAGACGTTTTGCAGACAAGTACGGCATCCCGAAAGAAGTAATGCACCCACATTCGTTTCGGCATTTCTTTGCTATCGAATTTGTTAAAAGAAACAATAATATTTCGCTGCTTGCTGACCTACTAGGACACGGAAGCGTTAACATCACGCAGATATATCTACGTCAGTCAGAAGAACAACAGAAAACAGCTGTTGATAATACTGTCAATTGGTGACAAAGGGTGAGAACAATGAGATGTGGTGATAAGAGAATGAGATCAGAATACATATTTCCACTTCTGCTGATTTTGCTGGACGTGGGAGCGGCTATCATATACGCTTTGCAAAAGGACTACAAGAAATCCGTCTATTGGATAGCGGCGGCCGTACTGAATGTGACAGTAACAGTTTAGGAGGAATAACTATGTCAGATGAAAATCCAATAGCTATAGCGCAGAAAATCTTGTCTGAAATAACCACGGGCAGAAATAAAGATAGAAAGAGCTTGAAAGAAGCTCTTTCAACACTCAAAGTTGGAGATCAGATTGCAACAGACGAAGAAATATGGACTGTTATTGGTATAGAAACAATTGAATCTAAATCTTTTAAAATGCCAAGAACATTGAAAGTTAAGTGTTCATCATCACAGCGGAGCAAATGCTTGATTTTCTACATACCAAAGGGCGGTGTTATGTAATGAAAAATTCAAACACACCAACAGAACACATAGAGCAGGCATTGCTTTTCAAGTGGGCGACATTCAGCTCAGGCAAGTATCCCGAACTGGAGTATATGTTCGCTATACCGAACGGCGGCTATCGCCACTATAGAACTGCCGCAGATCTTAAGTCTGAGGGCGTAAAGTCAGGTGTGCCTGACATAATGCTTCCGGTGGGACGTGGCGGTTACTACGGTCTTTTTATAGAAATGAAACGCACATCAGGTGGACGAGTATCGGAATCTCAACAGAAGTTTCTGAAAACGCTTAATGACAACGGCTATCTTGCAGTTGTTTGCAAAGGCTTTGAGCAGGCGCAGGAAGCAATCTTGAAGTACCTTAATAAAGGAGTGAGAAAATGAAAATATCTAAGCTGAAAAAAATATGCAGTAAAGCGGCTAAGACCATATCCTACTTCTATAATGAAAATGATAATTCATTATGGATTGGCTCAGGCAGTGCAATATATCCGCTTTACGGCATGCCGAACATGAATACCAGCGAGCAGTTACTCACGCTTTTTGACATTAATGAAAGTGACCGTGAGAATTGGAGATGTAAGCAGCTGCCGCCTGCTATTGAGAGCAACATTGTTATGAACATCGCTTCATGCACAACAGGCAAGATGATAGATCGTCGTTCAACATTCGTTGCCATGCTAAGCGAATATCAGATATTCTCAGGCACAGAAAAAGTGCATATATGCCCGAAAGCATTCCTTGAAGTAATAGATGATTATGAAATTCTTACATACTATTCCATTGATGATATGATAATCGTCAAAGCAGGCTTGCTTACGCTCGGTGTACTGTGTGAAACCCATGGCGTTGTAACACAAGAACTTCTTAATGACATTAATTCCATGCACGATATGTTACAAGAAGTATTCAACAGGGAGTGCGAAGAAAAAGACAAGAGCAGAAATTATGAGCAATTGGCAATGACAGAGTGAAGCCCTATATATTATATATAGTATAGAACAAGTGTTCAGCCCGTGTGTAAGCACGGGTATGAGGGCTTGTAATGGGTCTTAATAACTCGGACAGTGGGAGGAAATGACAATGAGCCTTATGAGATACAGAGAGCAAAAGTATATTTATGGAAACTACATGGAAGTGAATATGTATCCTGTCTATGCCTGCCCACGTTCTTCTAGTCGAAAGAAGAAAAGGAAGCCAACAAGCAAGGTGCAGGAGAGATTAAATCAGATCAATGCTGAAAGAGCTCTGGCAAGACTTATCCCTGCAAACTTCACTGACAAAGACTATAAGTTCGAGCTGACCTATGCACCACAAAATAATCCTGCTGACCTTGAGCGTGCCAAGAAAGACTTTGCTAACTTTGTTAAGCGTGTGAATAGAGCAAGAGTCAAGAGAGGCTTACCGAGAATGAAATATATTTATTCCATTGAGCAGGGCTCAAAGTCTGGACGTATTCATTTTCACGTAATCATGACTGGTGGTCTCACTATCAACGAAATAGCTTCCATATGGGGCAAGGGCTATGTTGACAAGGTCCTGCCATTGATGTTTGACCAGACAGGCTGTGCAGGAATTGCAAAATACTTCTGCAAGCAGAAGATTTCAGATCATAACAAAGGCAAGCACGCCAAGCGTTATGTTGCGTCAACTAACTGTATTAAACCGCAACCGCAGAATAACGATTATCGTCTGACGAAACGTGCGGTGCAGAGCATGGCATATAACTGTGATAACTCGGCACTGTTCGAGAATATGTATCAAGATTATTACTATGCTGATTGCCGTCCATTCTGGAACGAGGATAACGGCACGTTCTACATATCGCTGTTTATGTACCGGAGAACGGCGAAGCTGAACATATAGGGGGTGAGATGATGAGTCTTAAGGGAGCTGAGCTTAGCGTGATATGTGATGATTGCCATAAGGCATTCATAGTCTGCGTTCGCAAAGAGAGATTTCAAATCATAGAAGGGGACGTATGGTGCTATAACTGCCCTCACTGTGGTAAGTTATACGTTGCATATATCGACGATAGCCTGACACGTCATGCCCATGCGCTTCAAAAAAACGGTGTTGTGTTGAAAGATATCCTGACGAAAATATCGAGAGAATTATCGGCAAGGCAGGGAAAGGAGAAGAATTAATGGACTCATACAGACAGGGATATATCAAAGCATTAATCGACGTGAAGAACTATGTCGATAGCCATTCGCACGTGATGAAGCACTACAAGCTTTATAATTCAAAGAAACTACCTATGCTTTTACAAGCATTTATTGACAACGCCGATGAAATGATTGCAATGGGTGATATGATAGAATTGACATTGACGTTCGATCAGAAAAGCATTAAGAAGTCCAAGGAGAATTATCATGACTAAGAAGCGATTGTTGTCATATCGACAACTTAAGGCTGAGCTGAAGTGGGTAAGTGAAGATAGTGACGATTATCGCAGCCTGAAAGCAGAGATAGCAGAGATTGAAGCATATGTGTCAGGCATTGATGACGCATTCATCAGGATTATTTTTCGCCTGCGTTATCTTGTCCCACGCAAGGACGGAGCTTGGCAGCCGCCGTCATGGGCGTGGATAGCCAGGCAAGCAAATGCTTCAGAAGATTACTGCAAGGGCAGGCATTGCAAGTTCTGTAAGAAAAACACGCTGTAACACGCACGAACACACTCTGCGTGCTATGATGATAATGCGGGGTTGTTGTTATAGTTTTTCCATAGGTTTATGTCGGTGCAAGGGCCACGTTGTATGACGTGGTCCTTGTGCTATATATGCGAGGTGATAACGTGTATAGTACGAGTCAGATCAGAGAGCTAATCAAGGAAGGACGAGTTGACAAGTTCTATAACGATCGCTATTGGCGGAAGTTCAGCAAGAGCGTTATCGCAGAGCAGCACAATGAATGCCAGATATGCAAGTGCAAGGGTAAAGTGACGAGGGCAACTATTCTTCATCACGTCAAGCACCTTAAGCAGTTTCCACAGTTTGCATACAGTCGGTATTACTATGACGATACTGGTGAAAAGCATAGACAGCTGATAGCACTGTGTCATGACTGCCACGAAGCACAGCACCCAGAACGGCGCTGGCAAGAACGTGCCGATAAGTTCGTCAATGAGGAGCGGTGGTGAGCGCCTTGCGGCGATACCCCCCGGGGTCAAGGGTCGAAAAATTTTTTCGGCCTTGTACGACGGGAGGCACAAAAGACATATCCGCCCTCGCACGCACGTGAGAGAATTTTTTTCAAGAAAATCAAATGTAAGGAGTTGGCAAAAGTGAAAAAGCCGAGTTTATCAGAGATTGAACAGTCGTTGATAGAGCAGCTCGAACAAATGGGTGCTTCTGTCGATTTCTATAAATCGCTGGTTTCAGACTATCTGTTTTACGAAAAACAGGAAAGGAAAATGCAAGCCGATATCCGCAAGAGAGGGCTTACCTACATGGCGGTTTCTGCTGTTGGTAAAGAATATGAAAAGGACAATCCGTCTGTAAAGCAGGCGTATATGTATAACAAGCAGAAATTGCAGATTTTGAAAGATCTCGGTCTGTCAACCGAGAAGGTGAAGAATCTTGACGATGATGAAGAGTTGTAAAGGTCAAGATGCTCTCGATCTTTCCTGCCTTGCTGAATACATTAGCCTCGTTAAAGAGCACGAATACCCATACTGTATTGAGCAGTGCAAGCTCATTGAATACGTTGAAAGAACATTTCTGAGCGAGGATATCTATGTTGATGTTGAACAAGCTGAGAAATACTTCAGCTATGAGAAATATTTTCCGTTCAAGCTGTTCCCATGGGAACGATTCGTGTTCACCCTTCACAACTGCACCTATAAGTCCAATGGCTCTTTACGATGGCCTGTACTGTTTCTCTACGTCGGTCGAGGAACAGGAAAAAACGGCTACTTAGGCTTTGAAGATTTTTGTTTGCTAACACCGACGAATGGCATCAAGCATTACAACATCGATATTTTTGCGACGACAGAAGATCAGGCTAAGACCACGTTCAATGATGTGTACAACGTCCTTGAAGACAACCGTGACAAGATGCAGAGATTTTTTTACTGGAACACAGAAAAAATTATAAGTCTGAAAACAAAATCCGTCTTGCGGTACAGAACATCGAGCCCGAAATCTGCCGATGGTGCAAGACCGGGCAAGGTAGACCATGATGAGGAGCACGCATATGAGAACAGTAAACTCATAGATGTTGCTGTTGGCGGCCTTGGAAAAAAACCACGCCCACGCCGCACGATCATGAGCACCGACGGATTCGTCCGTGAAGGTCCACTTGACAAAGATAAGACCAAAGGGATTAGAATCCTTAACGGTGAGATAGATGATAACGGCATGCTACCATTCATTGCAAGAGTAGATAAGCCAGAAGAAGTTGAAATGCCTGAAATGTGGTATAAGGCGAACCCGTCACTGCAGTACCTTCCTGATCTTCTCCAAGAGATGAAGACTGAATTTCAAAATTATCTGGACGATAAAATCAGCAATATCAGTTTTGCAGTTAAACGCATGAACTGCCTGCCACAGCAGACTGAGGGCGGTATAACCGCATTTGATAATATCCTGGCAACTAATCAGGATATCACGCCATATTTGTCAAAGCTTCAAGGCAGACAATGCACAGCAGGTTTTGACTATATGAAGACCGATGACTTTCTCTCAGCAGGCTTGCTCTTCGACGTAGACGGAACGGACGTATGGATAACGCACACCTGGGTGTGCAAGGCTTCTGCAGATTTACCAAGAATCAAGGCGCCCCTGCAAGAATGGGAAGCGGCGGGGCTACTGTCATTCGTTGACGGTCCAGAGATACCGCCTGAGATACCCGTTATATGGGTGGCGCAGAAAGCGGCGGAATTGAATGCAAAAGTCGCAATGACTGGCATCGATAACTATCGCTATACACTGCTTAGGAGGGCGCTTAAAGAGAATCTCTACGCTTCTGACGAAAAAGGCTACGGGAATATCATGCTTGTCCGTCCGTCAAATGAAATGATGATAATGCCTGTAATCACAAGTCAGCTGGTGAATCATAAGCTTGCAGTCGGAGACAATCCCCTTTTCCGCTGGGCTATGAACAATACCAAGGTATGCACTTCGTCCGCAGGCAATATGACATATGGTAAAATAGAGCCGAAATCACGCAAGACAGACCCGTTCAAAGCTTACGTTGCTGCGAAAGTAGCTCAGAATAAAATTTCTGAGCAAATATCAAGTATGCCAATGAATACAAACATTCCTGGCGTTTTCACATTCTAGCGGAAGGAGGATAAGCAATGGGTTTAAAATCGTTGATATCAAGAATTATCAACGCCAAAAGTGACGAAGTTATAAGTGTCAAGTCAGTAGGATATGACGATGATGTACGAATAGCTGTTCAGGCATATGCTATTCAGGTAGTTGTCGAGATTCTTGCTGCACTTATATCCAAGTGCGAAATAAAAACCTATCACAATGGAAAATCATTCAAGGGTGAAGAATGGTATCTTTTCAATGTTCGTCCAAACGCAAACCAGACGGCCGCACAGTTTAAGAATGAAATAGTTCGGAAAACTTTGATACTGGGAAACAGTCTGATAGTCAGTGCAGGTCAGCAGTTGATATGTGCCGACGGCTGGAGCACACAGGAATATGCGTTGTATCCGAACTTTTTTTCGCAAGTTTCAAAAGGTTCTTTTACTTTTGAAAAAAGGTTTGATATGAATGATGTTCTCTTTCTAAGATTTTCAAACGGCGGAGTAAGGCAGATTCTATCTGAAATGCTTGAAAATCACAACAAATTTCTTGAAACATCTTCAACGGTCTATGCAAAGAGTGGAACGCAGAAAGGTATACTCGAGATAACACCCATGGCTCAAGGACAGCCGAACTACGAGGAGAAATTTCAAGAGTTAATGAACAAGTATTTCAAAACGTACTTTGAGGCAAAGAATGCAGTTCTGCCTCTGTGGGGTGGAATGAAATACACGCCACAGAGCAACGGAGAAACCAAGCGGACTGTTTCGGAAACAACGGACTACATCTCGATACTCAACGATGCTCTTGAAAAGGCTGCTATTGCATATAACGTGTCACCGGCTATCGTCAAGGGAAATGTTGAAAATATCAGTGAGGCTTTGTCGATGACTCTTACTTTTGCCGTAGATCCTTTTGCGAAAATGCTATCTGACGAGATTACCGCAAAACGATACACGAAAGAGCAGGTCTTGAAAGGAAACTACGCAAAGGTTTGCACGGAAAATATCAAACATTTCGATATTCTCGAAATGGCGAATTCCGTTGACAAGCTGATTTCCAGTGGTTTCTATTCGACCAATGAGCTGAGAGAAAAGGTCGGAGAAGAACGAATTTCTGAAAGTTGGGCGGATCAGCACACCCGAACCAAGAACTATGAAACGATAGAAGGAGGTGGAAACGATGAATAGCATTTTAAATCGATTTGAATTCAGGTTAGAGGCAGATAAGCCAACGGAGCTTAACTTATATTTGTATTCTCAGGTCCGTGGAGGACTTGCCTATGATTTGGCAAAGGGAAAATTTGAGGAGAGCAAGACAGGTGCGAGCTATTTTTCCAAAAAGCTGGAAGAATACAAGGGCTGTGAGCACATCAATCTGTACATCAACTCTCTTGGCGGTCAGATCAAAGAGGGCGTCGCTATTGGAAATATTTTAAAGCGGCATAAAGCAAAAGTGACTTGTTATGTTGACGGCTGGGCTTGTTCGATAGCTAGCGTTATAGCCATGGCAGCGGACGAGATCGTCATGTACAACAACAGCCTCATGATGATTCATCAGGCGTCCTGCTATTGTGAAGGAAATGCCGATGATATGAGAATCGCTGCTGACGAGCTGGATAAGATGACTGACACCGCTATCTCAACATATGCCGAACGTTGCGGTGGTAAGTGTAGTCGTGAAAAAATTTCCGAAATGGTCAAGGTGGGAACATGGCTCACAGCTGATGAATGTCTTTCGTATGGCCTATGTGATACCATATCGACTGGGAAACAGCCTGTTGATATGGCAACCATGCTCAGTGACGTAAAGCGATACACAATGTCAAGTGTTCTTGACGGTGAAAGCATGGATAAGCTTATTGAGCTGTATAAGCAGTCAACTGCACAGCAGGCCTTACCTGCTGAAAAAAGCAAAGAAGAGAAAGAAAATGCCGCTATATCGGCATTTGAAAAGTTTATGAAATTGGAGGTAAAAAAATGATTAATCTCGACACACTCAAGGAACAGAAAGAAGATATCCTGGCATCGCTTTCAGTCGCTATAAAAAATGGCGATGATAAAGCAATGGAAAATGCTCTGGATAAGTACGGCAACCTGATTTCAGATACTATCATGAATGAGGTAAAGAGCACCACGGAGTCTGTTGACAGCCAGATACTTAGCACACGTGGTGTAAGAATGCTGACAAGCGATGAAAAAGAGTACTATGACTCCGTTATCGCTGCCGGTAAGTCTTCTGATCCGAAGATGGCATTGACAAATGCCGACAAAACAATGCCAATCACGATCATTGAGTCCGTGCTCGGTGAAATTCCACAGCAGCACCCACTGCTCAACTTCATCAGCTTCCAGGACACAACTGGCATCACAAGAATGCTTGTCAACGAACAGGGCGAACAGACTGCCAAGTGGGGAGATCTGAACACCGCTATCGACAAAGAGTTGCAGGGAGCGTTTAAGCTTTTCGACGTCTCTCTCAAAAAGCTTACAGCATGGATACCTGTGTCTAACGATATGTTAGATCTGGGTGCAACATGGCTGGATAGGTATGTACGTGAAATCCTTGCTGAGGCTCTGTGGGTCGGCATGGAAACAGGTATCGTTACAGGTGACGGCCTGAACTGCCCTATCGGAATGTGCAAGGACGTGTCTGATAAGGCGTCAGTAGTTGGCGGAAAATACCCCGATCAGAGCACGATTGCACTCAAGGAAATGTCGCCTGAGGCTATCGGTACTATCGCTGCTCAGCTTACTAAGACAGAGGCTGGAAACAACAGGCCGCTTGATAACCTCATCTTCGTAGTCAATCCAAAGACATATCTGACCAAGGTAATGCCTGCAACAACGAACTTCGTTCAGGGAAAATGGGTTAACGATGTTATGCCTATTCCATGCACTATTATCCAGTCATGCGCCGTTCCTGATGACAGAGCTATCTTCGGTCTTGGCAAGCGTTACTTCATGGGTCTTGGCATGGCTAAGGGCGGTAAGCTGGAGTTTGATGACTCATTCAAGTTCCTTGATGACGCAAGGACATATAAGATCAAGACATACGGCAACGGCAAGCCACTCGACAGCAATGCTTTCAGGTATCTGGATATCTCAAAGCTTAAGAGATTTATCCCGACAGTATACACTGTCACACCGTCAGAAACATAAGGAGTTGATATAAATGCAGCAGGCATTATTCGAGGAAGTTAAAAATCAGCTGAACATAACTTGGTCAGACGAAGCTACTGACAGAAAGATAAACAGCATTATAGCACGTGCTATAGGAGTACTTAACGGATATGCAGGTCAGGTGCTGGATATCAACGTTGACGAAAATATCAACGGCGACGCCCAGCTTCTGATCGACTGCTGCAGATATATATATAACGATTGCTTCGAGGACTTTGAAAAAAATTATCACTCTCAGCTCTTCGCTCTGAGAGCAAGATGTCAGATTGAGGAGATGTCAGGAGGAAGCGTATGATAAGCAAGCGGCAGACGTTCAATGACGGAATATGCACTATGGCAACTATCATCAATGCCAATAGCTTGAAAATCAAGCAAGCAGGCATAAGATATGACAATCGTACCGTCGGCTCAGAGCGTTTCTATAAAGCCGCTGAGTATCAGCACCGCTGTGATAAAGTGATAAGAATACCACTTATCGCCGAGCCGCAGGCGACTGACATTGTGATAATGAACGGCGACCAGTATAACGTCATTCAAGTTCAGATGATAAAGGACGCTAAGCCGCAGGCTTGGCAGTTATCAATAGAAAAGCGGAAAAAGAGGTTAGAAATCCATGTCAATGAGTCCTGATGAGATGGCTGAGGCTTTACAGCACGCATTTCAGCAAGAAAGTCGCCGTGTTAATGAAGCCGCCAAGAGAGCCGTTAAGAAGACCGCAAAGGAAACTCGCAAGGTCGTCCAAGAACACTTCACGTTCAATACCCGCTCCGGCAAATATGCCAAGGCGCTTACAGTTAGCACCGAATACGAGGACTCTTTCGACATTCGGCAGATAGTGAATTTCAAGAAGAATAAGCAGTATCTTCTCACACACCTGCTGGAGTATGGCCATGCTATGAAGCGTGGTGGCAGAACGCTTCCGTTTAAGGCGAAAGCTTATCCGCACATGATTTACGGACAAGAGTATGCCGAAGAAAAATTACCGGAAAACATCAGAAAGGAGATTGAGAAGTCGAAATGACATTGACAGAACTTATATCACTTTCAGGCATTCCTACGGACAGGATTGCTAAGATAGATTTTCCAGTGGAAACGGAATTGCCGTTCGCAACATGGATAAACAAGACACCTCAGACGATATCTGCAGACGGAAGAACTGTCGCAGTTATCCCACGGATTGCAGTTGAAATATACTGCGAGCCGGAAGATGAAGAAACACATATCCTATTTGAGAACGCCCTTATGGATAAGGGCATATGTTTCTCAGTCGCCGCAGGCTATCTGGGGCAGGATCAGCAAATGGATATGTGGGTATACGAATTCGATCGCAAGGAGGAATATTAATGAAAGGAACAGTGAAAGCCGTTGCCCATGCACTGATTACAGAGTCTACAGATGTCAGTGGTGCGACAACTATCACATATGGAGAACTTAAGTATCATAAGACAAAGCTTTCGGGCACCCGTCAGGTAAGCCTTGACCCGAAGTCATCAAGCAAGGAGATATGGGCTGACGGCGTAGTAGCATTCGCAGGTCAGACTAATCAGGGTTACGAGGGAACTATCACCACACTTGACCTGTGTGATGATCTTGAGAAAGACTGGTACGGAAATGTCATCGAAGAGAAAAACGGCACACTGGTCGAAGTAGCAAGAACAGGAGAAGCGCCAAAGTTCGGCTTGATCGTACAGTATGAGTCAACATCAGAAGCCGAGGGATACACCGAGGTTTTCCCTTACTGCTATACTACAGATCGCACGAAATTCTCAGTTAAGACAGAGGAAGACAGCGGTATGGACTATGAGTATACAGAGCATAAGATTGCCTGCAAGCCGTCACCGGCTGAGGCTACTGTCAACAACAAGAAAGGACACATTGCACGTTTCCGTATAAAGGGTAACACAGTACTCACAAAGTTTCCTGAGTACACCTACACCCCGGGTGAATGACAATGAGCAATACATTAGTCCTGACTATAGACAGCAGGCAGATAGGCTTCAAGGCTACAGCAGGCCTTTTCTATCGATACAAGGAAGCATTCGGCACGGAGTATCTTGAGGACGTTGTCAAGGTTCATCAGTTCGGTAAGGGTGCCTTTGTTCAACAGGTCGAATACCGCACCCTATGGGTGCTTGCCAAGACTTATGATGATAGTATACCGCCTATTCAGACGTGGCTTGACAGCTTCGCCTATGGTGCATTTCCTGTTGATGATATCTATAATCAGGTTATGCCTATACTGCAGGCAAACATGAAAGTTGACAGAAAAAATCCATAAGCGGCAGTAAAAGCGGAGATGATCGGCCTCTCAAATCGGAGGAGGTCATCTCTCTTGTTATAAACAGGGGTCTTACTGTCGCTGATTTAGACCGCATGACGTATGGTATGGTAGTGAACTATGCCTGCGCCTATGACCGACAGCGATTAATCGCCGCCGGCAAAAAGGTCATTGACCCCGAAATTAAATACGAAGAACTGAAATCAAACCTGCCTGTTGTTGAAGAACGATATAAGCAGGGAAAAATCAGCAAAGAACGATATGAAAAGTATATTGCGAAAATAAAGGCATGGGAGGGTGAGTAATGGCTAAGTCATCATCAGATGAGAAAATCAAAGGTATGTACGTCAAAATCGGTGGTGATACGTCTGAGTATACTGCCGCCATGAAAGGGCTTAATGCCGATATCAATTCGACTACAAAAAATCTGAACAGCGTCAACAAACTCTTAAAGCTTGACCCAACTAACGTTGAATACACCGCTCAGAAGCAGAAGTTGTTGAGCGAGGCTATCGAAGCAACAAAAACAAAGCTGGACGTTCTCATTAGAAACGAGAAAGATATCAACGAGCAATATAAGAAAGGCGAACTTCCTGTTGAGTCATATCTTAAGTATCAGGAAGAGCTTGAAAAGACCAAGAAGAAGCTGAACACACTGCGAGATCAGACCAAGACCGCAGACGATAGCACCAAGGAGCTTGGTAATAAAGCCAAGGATACGTCAGATAAGGTCAAAGACCTTGGTGATAAAGCTGACCAGACAGGCAGTGTCTTCAAGGACGTTTTCTCCGCTAATCTAGCCGTTGAGGGGCTGAAAGCTATAGCTAATGCCGCCAAGGAAGCGGCGGAAAGCTGTGCACAAGTCGGCATTGACTTCTCCAGCTCAATGTCAAATGTGGCGGCGACAATGGGCATGACCGCAGAACAGGTCAGCTCAGGCGCTGAGGACTATCAGAAGCTAGAGAACGCCGCCCGTGAATGTGGCGAAACAACAAAGTATACCGCTTCGGAGTCCGCTGACGCTCTTAATTACTTGGCCCTTGCAGGATATGACGTAAATAAGGCGGTTGAAACACTGCCGAAAGTTCTCAATCTTGCCACTGCTTCAGGCATGGATCTTGCGTCCTGCACTGACATGGTAACGGATACTATGTCAGCACTACAGTTGCAGACGAGTGACCTTGACGGCTATATGGACATGATGGCCAAGACAGCCCAGAAGTCTAATACCACAGTTGCTATGCTTGGTGAGGGCATTCTCCAGTGTGCTGGTACTGTCAAGTCCACAGGGCAGGACGTTGATACAATGTGCACCTCTCTTGGAATACTGGCTAATAACGGTATCAAGGGCGCAGAAGGCGGCACACATCTCAGAAATATGCTTTTGTCGTTAACATCACCGACAGACGTTGCTTCCGCCAAGCTGAAAGAGCTGGGCGTGAGCGTGGCTGACAGCGAGGGAAATATCAGAGATATCAACGATATTTTCGGAGACCTTAACGCAAAGCTTTCCAAGCTCTCAGATGACCAGAAGACCAAGGCGCTTAGCGATATCTTCAATAAGACAGACTTATCGTCCGTTAATGCCATGCTTCAAGGCATGAGCGGGTCTTTCGATGACCTGAAAGCTCAGGTAGATAACGCTGACGGAGCGTGTCAGACAATGGCTGACACTATGAATGACAACCTTAAAGGCAAGCTGGCTATAATGGACTCTTCCCTTGAATCCCTTGGCATAACTATTTTTGATAAATTCAGCACCCCACTTGAGGACGCCGCTGAAAAAGGCTCAGAGCTTTTCAGCGAGCTTACCAAAGATATCAAGGACGGAGACCTCAGCGACGAATTTGACGATATGGGCGATGCTCTCGGAGACCTCGTTGAGACGGGTGCAAAGTTTGCCAAAGGGTCACTGCCTATCCTTATTGACGGCGTAAAGTTCTTCTGTGAACACTCTAACCTTGTTATCGGCGGACTGACTGGCATTGCAACAGCTATGCTGACACAAAAAGCCGTTACAACAGTATCTGCCGCCGTCAAAGGCTTCAAAGAGCTTTCTTCGGCTGTAAAATCGGCTAAAACCGCAACCGAAATGTTCAATGCTGTCAATTCTGCTACGCCATGGGGCGCTATAGCAACCCTAGCAGGCGTTGCAGTTGGCGGTATAGTCGCTTATGCTACGTCAGCAGATGACGCCGCTGACTCAACAAAAGTCCTCAATGACGAAGAGCAGGCGTTGGTCGACAGCACGAATGAACTGACAGACTCCATGAAGAAAGCCGCAGATCAGAGAGAAGAAGCCAAGACAGATATAGAAGCCGAGTATAGCAGCTATAAAAGTCTTGCAGATAGAATTTTTGAGCTTTCTGACGCCGAGAGCTTATCTAATGACGAGAAGTCAGAAATGAAAACTCTTGTGGACCAGCTGAACAGCGCAATTCCTGACCTTAATCTTCAGATTGACAATCAGACAGGCAAGCTTCTCAACAATAAGGACGCTGTCTATGAGTGCATAGAAGCAAAGAAAGAACAGCTTCTTGTCGAAGCAGCTCAGAAAGATATGGTCGCTATATCAGAAGACCTCTATAAGGCTGAGCAGAAGCGCAATGACATTGAGAAAGCAATCACGGAAAACAAGCAGGCTCAGGCTAAAGTTCAAGAAATACTTGATAAAAGGGAAAACAAGTTTGAAGAATTTGACAGAACGGACAGCACAAAGCAATGGAAGACCAAGCTTGAAGAGCTGAAGAAAGCTGGAGATGAGCTTCAGAATTCATACTATGATATCAATAGCGAACTGAAACGCTTGGACTCTAACTATGCTGACGCCTCCAAGTACGTTTCTGAGCATTCTTCTGCTCTCGAAGACAATTCAAAGGCCGTAGAGGACAATGCAAAAAAGGTCGATACGATCTATAACCGCACTGTCATGTATAAAGACGGCTTACACAAGGTATCACAAGAAACTGTTGACGCAATAGTTGAGATGAATAAGAGCTATGACGAAGCCGTCCAGAAACGAACGGAAGAATTGCAGAACAATCTTAACCTCTTCGACGAATTCAACGGCGGTGCTGAGATATCCGCAGAACAGCTTATGCAGAACTTGGAATCTAATCTTGACGGCATGGCAAGCTGGTCTGATGATATCAAGACGCTTGCAGACAGAGGCGTGAATAAAGGTCTTATTAAGACCTTGCGGGAAGCAGGTCCGCAATCTGCAAGCAAGATAAAGGCGCTACTGTCTATGTCACAGCCTCAGTTGAAAAAGTACAGTGATATGTGGGAAGGGTGCATGAGCGACTGCAAGAAGATAGCAACATCAGAGTTCGACGAGCTCAGGCAACAGTATGATAAGACCATAGAGACGCTTCAAAAGCGTGACCAAATAAGCCAGATATCAGACGTATGGAAACAAACAGGTGCGGCAATGATGTTAGGTATGCAGCAAGGCATACTGTCTGCACAGCAGTCTGTCATTGATACCGCAACAAGTGGAGCGAACGCAGTGCTTGCGGCGGTCAAGGGGGTATATGATATACACTCCCCTTCAAAGGCATTTGAGAATATATCGAAAATGAATGCGCAGGGTGAGATCAAAGGCTGGAAGTCATCAGAGGACGATATCATCAAAGCCTATACCAACACTGGTGACAAGATACTGTCAGAGAATATGCGAAATACATACAGCGATACGAATAGGGTCGCAAGGTCGGTATATAATGGATCATATGCCCACAGTATCACGCAGAAAGCAGCAACAAGCGCCACAGAAAACACGCAGGTCGTCCCAACAGTCAGACAAATGCCCGAGACTATTCATAACGTGATAGTATTCCCGAATGGGAAAGTGATTGCAGAGGAAACAGTTCCATTTATAGATGTAATGCTTGGCGAAAGAGCTGCGAGAAAGAAAAGAGGTAGTGCAGTATGACACGACAAATCAGATTTAATGGCAAAAAGTCGTATGAGGATTTTAAAATCAGAATAATCAGTGCAACAGTTGCAGAGCCGAAGAAGCGTGAGATCAAAGTGACTGTACCTTATCGCAACGGCAGTATTGACCTGTCTGACTATGACGGCAATTTTTATTTTGACGACACCGAAGTATCATACAAGATGTTCGTATCTGATACAGAACCTGTCACACTGCTCCGCAGGATTGAGAAGATCAAGAGCTGGTTATGTGAAGCTCCACAGCAGAATATTTATGACAACTATTCCGAGAACTATCATTTTGTCGGCAAGTGTAGAACTGTTGAGACCAGCCTTGGTGAAGATGACATAACAGCTACTCTCGAGGTCACTTTCGATGTAGCACCATATAAGGTCTCTGACGACTTTGCAGACACAGCGTGGGACACTTTTTCATTCGAGGATGATTGCCTCAATCAGATGCCTCTCTCCTGCATAGCACACACAGACGGTTATCATTCCCAGCCGGGGGTACTATACTTCTATTCTTATGCCAAAGATGACATAGTTCCGAGCTTAAGGTATCACAAAAATGCTAACGATAAGGACAAACGAGGATTGACAATGCTTGATCTCAACGGTCATACCCTCACAGAAAACCTATACAAAGAAACTGAATCAACGTTTAGAATGCAAAATTTCGTCGTCAAACCCGGCACAAATGTCTTAGCTCTATATGGATCTGGTTCACTTGAAATTGAACTAACGGAGGAAATACTATGTTAGTTACACTCGATGATGCAAAGACGATTCACGATACTGGTTCTGTCAGAACCAACAAGCTGACAGGAACCATCGTCAAAGAAATAAACGCTATTGACATTTTTACGTTCAACATATATCCCGACAACAGCTACTACTCCGATTTAAAGGAACTGACATCGTTGATAAAGGTTTACGATAAGGAAAGCCTTATATTCGATGGCAGAGTACTGACGATATCACCATACATGACTGATAGTGGCGAGATTGGCAAACAAGTTGTCTGCGAGGGCGGTTTGTGTTTTCTGAAAGATAGTGTACCAATTATCAAACAGCTAAAGTGCACAATAAGAGCATATATAGCCACACTACTTTCAGCACACAATAATTCTGTTGAAAGCTACAAGCAGATACATATTGGCAATATTAACTGTTCACAAGCGCAGCACACATTTAATCCAGGATATGAAGACACGTTCTCAGAACTGACGAAAAACCTGATTTCCGGTGAAGATATCAGAGGTGAAATGAGGGTACGCATCGGCAAAGGAGGCATTAGATTTTTCGACTTCATAGCAAACGAATTTTCAGAGTTCAGCAATAAAACGATACAACTAGGAAGGAATATGCGATCTATCACGCAGGCGATAGACCCAAGTGAGATCATCACAAGGCTGTATCCGTTAGGTGCTGTCATCAACGATGATACGGGCGAACGTGTGACGCTTTCGGGAGTGAAGTATATTGACAACGACCAGCTGATAAAGCGGTACGGAGTACACGCTGGAACTATGATATTCGACAATATCACCACTCCAGGCGCATTGTCTGGAGCCGGCAGAGTATGTGCCGGAGCACTAAAAGCAGCAAAAGTCCAGTATGAGGTATCGGCTATTGACATTGATAAGAAGCTAGACGGCTTTGCAGTTGGCTGCAGGTATCGCGTAGTCAATAGCTACCTTGGCATCGACGAGGTATTGAGGTGCATCGGCACCAGCATCGACATCAATGACAGATCACAGAATGTGCTGACATTTGGCGACAAGATCGACACAATTAGTGGAATGTCAGCAAGAAAATAGGAGAAATGATTATGGCAAAAGCAATTGATATAAGTTTAGAGGTCACACAGGTGGCAACAGCATATACAGGTCGAGACGTCCGACAGGCTATTGTCGACGCATTGAACGCCGCACAGAACGCAATCAATGAAATGAATATGCCAGCAGGATCTCAGACCCTTATCGTACCGTCAGAGACGGCACTGGCCACAACGACTTTGAACCTGCCGTTCACACCGACTCAGAACACGCAGGTCATCTGTAGTCTGCGGGAGGTGTCGGCACCAAAAGCGAGAAGGCTGTGTGTAGAAACATTTTTCACAAGCAACAATTTGATAGTAGCGCTGACGAACGCAGAAAGTGCAAGTGCTACCGTTCCACAGGGTGAATATATTATTGACTGGATCGTAACAAAGCCATAGAAAGGAGGAATATCAATGCACATAAAAATCAACGAAGACTACAATGTAGTCGTGAACACAGCCCTACTGGGCTATGTCGGTGAAACAAATGCACGCCCTGTGTCTGTCGAGGGCATGGAGATAGACGGAGCAGACCGCTATGTGCTGACGATAGACTACGGTGACGGCACTGTCTATGAGGTCGATATCACAGG